CAACGAGGGCTCTTGTGGAAATGACACTTGGGAAGCCAGTATGGACTACCCGTAATTATGCTAACTTCGCAAAAGAGGGATATGGGAGTAACGTTTACGTGTATGCCTGTGTTAGGCAAATAGCTATGGCGTGCGCTGGTATTCCTTGGCTGGTATATAGAACTACGAACGATGGAACTATAGAAGAGTTGGAAAACCACCCATTAAAGGAACTGCTAAACGGGCCAAACCCATGGCAAGGTGGTAGTGAATTCTTCGAAAGTGTCGTGGGCTTTTTGATGCTAGCTGGCAACAGTTACATCGAAGCTGCTGGGCCAGAAAACGGGCCACCAAGAGAGCTATATGTATTAAGGCCTGATCGGATGAAAGTGGTTGCTGGTAACTCGCAGCAGCTTATTGCCGGTTATCAGTACACAGTGGGCGGTATAACTGTAAATTTTAAGCCTGAAGAAATACTGCACTTGAAGTTGTTTAACCCATTGGATGACTGGTATGGCATGTCTCCCATTGAAGCTGCAGCACGAAGCATTGACCAAAACAATGAGAGCAGGGCGTGGAACGTTGCCCTACTGCAAAACAGCGCAAGACCTCCAGGCGCTTTGGTAACGCAGAATGAATTGCAACCTGATCAATTCGAACGGCTAAAAGAGCAAATACGGGAACAGTACATGGGAGCGCGAAATGCCGGTAGGCCGCTGTTACTTGAAGGCGGGCTCGACTGGAAAGAGATCGGGCTTACCCCTGCGGAAATGCATTGGCTTGAAGGCCTAAAGCTTTCAGCGCGAGAGATAGCCATAGCGTTTGGAGTGCCCCCTGAGCTTATTGGGGATAACGCGAACAAAACGTATAGCAATTACAAGGAAGCAAGACAGGCATTTTACACCGAGACTGTACTACCGCTTATGGACTCCATAAAGGGCGAACTTAACAACTGGCTTATACCGAAGTTTGGTGATAAAAGGTTATACATTGACTATGACAAAGATGAGATAGAAGCATTACAGGAAGATAGGGAGGCTGTTTGGAGAAGAGCGCTAGAAGCGGTTAAGAATGGGATAATAACCCCGAATGAAGCTAGAGTCATGCTCGGGTATGACGAAGTGGAAGGCGGAGACATGTTAATGATGCCTGCTAACATGATACCGTTGACGGTTATGACAGGCGAGGGCGTGAACGAAGAGTGAAATACAAGCTACGCATGGATGTTAAGAAGAAGCCAGAGCCACAACCACGACCTCCACGGTACCCAGAGGGTATTAGACCAGTTCCGATAAATTCCAGAAATGTGGAGTTTGTGCTACGAGAGTATCTTGATAAAAACGAGCCGAAGATACAGAGAGCAATTAGAAAAATGTGGAATACGGAACGTGAAATCATTACGAAGGAAGAGATGGAGAAAGTATTGCAATACAGCTGGGTACCAGTTGAGTGGATACAACGGTTTACAAATGACTACACGGTCTTTGTTAATGAGGTTATGGCTCCAGCATGGCGTGACGCGATGCAAAACGCAGTTGAGTACATGAATGGTCAGATAGAACGGTATGCAAAAAAGCAGTTCGAGGATACTCACATCGGTAAGCTTATCGAGGATTGGATACGTGAACATGGCGGAGAGTTAATAGTACAATTGTCGGAGGCGCAGCATGAAGCTATAAGGGAGATACTTAGGATTTACATCTTAGAACATCCTTTGTCTCCGTACGACTTGGCTAAGGCAATTAAGCCGCTTATAGGTCTTACGTCTTCGGAAGCTGTGGCGGTAGCAAGGTATCGTGAAAGTCTTGTAAAAGAAAACCTATCAGAGAATGTTATAGAAAACCTTACAAACAAATACGCTGAGTTTTTGCTTGAAAAGAGGGCGCTAAGGATAGCAAGGACTGAACTATCGTATGCATATAATCGTGGGCAGCTTGAGGCGATAAGAGAAGCAAAGGCTAACGGGTTTTTTAGAGGAGAGGTAATAAAAACATGGTTAACTGCTGGCGATGAACGTACGTGTGAATTCTGCCAGTCTCTTGACGGCGAGGTTGTAGGGCTAGAAGAAACATATCCAGGGGCTACGAAGAGAGAGCAAGAAATACTTACACCGCCTGCTCATCCTATGTGCAGGTGCACTGTTATTTACGAGGTTATAGAATAATAAGGGGAAAGGGGGTAAAACGGTGGACACGAAGAGTTTTAAGTTTGAAGTTAAGGACATTGACGATCAGGGCTTATTCGAAGGATATGCTGCTGTTTTTGGTAACGTTGACAGAACCGGAGACGTAATAGAGCCGGGAGCGTTTAGAAAGACCCTTCAAGAGAACCCAGAACTACCGATACTGTGGCAGCATAACCCTGCAGAACCTATTGGACTAACTGTCGCAGCAGTAGAAGATAACCGTGGGCTTAGAGTAAAGGGACAGTTGAACCTTGAAACAGCTAGAGGACGCGAAGCATACGCGCTGATGAAACAAGGTGTATTGCGTGGGTTATCTATCGGCTATGATACGGTAAAAGAAACTTGGGATGGAACGACTAGGAAAGTAAAAGAGATACGGCTGTGGGAGTGGTCACTGGTAACATTCCCTGCTAACCCACTTGCCAAGGTTGAGAGCATTAAAGCTGTTGTACCGTTTCAAGACCTTCCATTAGCTGATATGGAGACACCATGGGATGGAGACGCTGCAAGGTCTCGGGTAAGAGAATGGGCTGGTGGAGAAGATAACATGGATTGGGAAAAGTACCGCAGGGCTTTTGTTTGGTACGACGCAGAAAATCCTGAACTGTTTGGCTCATACAAACTACCAATTGCTGATGTTATCGACGGTAGATTAAAGGCTGTACCGCGTGGTGTTTTTGCTGCTGCAGCTGCTGTGCAGGGGTCTAGAGGTGGTGTAGATATTCCAGATAGAGATATTGCCGGTGTTAAGAACCACCTTGCACGATACTATGAGAAGATGGACAGAACACCTCCATGGAGTTCGGAAAGTAGTGGCTTGGACCTGCTGCTTTACGGTATAATAGGGGCAGCGGGGGAAATTAAGGCAGGCAGAATGAATGAAACAATGAACACTGCCCTAATCGAACAAGCGATACAAAGCCTGAATGCACTTCTTGGGAAAGCTGAGCCGGATAATTCCACTCAGCAAGAAGAGAAGCCGCAGAGTGATGGCGAGTTAGAAAGTCGCTTGCTGGAAGAAGCAATTGAAGAACTTAGAAAATTGAAGGAGGTACTATAAGAATGGATGAAAAAGTAGTGGAACTTCAGAGCTTAGTTAAGGAACTGAGGGAGAAGTTCGAGCAAAAGGAACAGGGCCTGTACACAAAGGCTGAGTTTGAAGAGTTTGAAAAGAAAATAAACGATCGCATTGCACAGCTCGAAACGATGATCAAAAGACCGGTAGTAGCTGACAGCGTTGCTGAAAACAGCGAAAACAAGTCGGTATTCTTCAAATTTCTGCGCGAAGGTAAGGCGGGCCTCGAACCGACTGAGCGGAAGAAATTAGTAGAGAATACGGCTGGGCAAATACTTGTGCCTGAGGAATTAGAGGCAGAGGTATACAGAGAATTACCGCGTATTTCCGTAATACGTGGCCTTGCAACTGTTAGACAAGTGCGTTCGGACAGGATCAGATCGCGTAGCTTAACTGAGGTGCAGGTAGGGTGGGGCAAATTAGAAACTTCCACGACTGCACTTGCAGAACCAACCTCTTATCTTGTGCCAAGTGACGAATATCACTATGTTGAAGACCTTTATGGTCTAGTAAAAATAGGTGAAGACGAGCTGATGGATACCGACGTTGCGCTTGAAAGCTTGATCGTTGACTCTTTTGCACGAGCAATTGCAGAAGCTGAAGATAGGGCCTTTGTGATAGGTGCTGGACATGNCAGTNAAGAACCACAAGGCATTTTAAAATCGGNTGATGTGCAGAAAATAGATGGTACGGTTGTAAAAGGTATTACCACAGACGACATTCTGTCTCTTATTTACGCTGTACCGGCACAATATAGAAGGAATGGAGTACTGCTTGTTAACTCTCAGACTGAGCTAGCGTTAAGGCTGCTTAAGGACACTCATGGTCAGTACCTATGGCAGCCTTCTCTCCAAGCGGGTAGACCGAACACCTTTGCCGGGTTCCCAGTGTACAACCAGGAAGACATTCCTTCCATCCCAACTGGAACCACACCAGCAGATGTGGCTATATTCGGTGACTTAAGAAGCGGTTACAGAATACTGGACAGACTTGGTATAACGATTCAAAGACTTACTGAGCTTTACGCTGTGTCCGGGCTGATTGGATTCAGAGTACACTACAGGGTCGGCGGTGGAGTAATCAGACCAAATGCACTTAGAGTTCTGCACGTCAAGGTAGATTAGACGGGTGAGCGATGTGAGAATTAGAATGCTCCACTCAGTAGGAATTGCCGGTAGTGTTTACAACGCTGGAGCAGTTGTTAATATTGACGAGAAAACAGCTAGAGCATGGATATTAGCAGGGGTCGCAGAACAGGATAAGAGTTTAGACGGGCCATCGGAGGTGAAAGAAGATGACAGCAAAGCTGATAACACCTCCAAGCACAGAGCCGATAACGGTAGAAGAAGCAAAGATATTCCTTAGGATAGATTCGTATGAAGAAGATGAGCTGTTATCCTCTCTTATCTCGGCTGCCAGATTGTACGCTGAAAAGTACACAGCACGATCCTTTATAACACAAACCTGGGAGATTAAAACTAACGTAATAGCTAACAAACTGTACCTTCCTTATCCACCAGTGCAGAGAATAGACAGCATAACTGTTAATGGAGAGGCTTTGCCAGGTAACAGGTATGCACTGCTACCAGAAGACATCCTATACGTTATTACTCCCGTTTATACAACAAAAGCAGATGGCATAGCTATAACCTATGCAGCTGGGTATGGGAATACTGCCAAGGATGTGCCACGTGATATTAGGCAGGCGATATTAATAACAGTAGCAGGATTGTACGAAAACAGAGAAAGCGGTGGAGTATCGGCTGAGGCAAAGGAACTCTTAAAACCATACAGGGTCTTCCAACTATGAAGATAGGAAAGCTGAGGCACAGGATAACGATACAGGAAAAGGTTACTGTACCAGATGGCTACGGCGGTGTTACTAGCACTTGGAAGGATGTAGCTACTGTGTGGTCT